AATAAGGTCAAGTGGTAATCCCAGGAGCGGAAAATGACACAAGTAGGCAGATATCAACAAGTAAAGCCTGTGACCCCGGCTAAAAAACCAGTACAACGAAAGACACCTCTTTCACAGCCTGGAAGCAAAGGTTACAATCAAAAAACTATGGAAGCCTCAAAACCACTCTACAGTGGTAACGGGGGCAAGCTATGAAAGGCGGTTATAAAGAAGCAGTAAGCGATGAACAACTAGTTAATCTAATTGATCAAGGCATTCAAAACAGTGCTGGAGATTGGCTTAACAGTTCTGATCTTAGCCGCGAAAGACTTAAAGCAACGTATGAGTATGCAGGTGTTCCGATAGGACACTTATCACCGCAAGGTGTTTCTACTATTGTTGATACAAGTACTACTGAAGTTATTGAAGCTTATACAGCAGTATTATCAGACTTATTTTTAAGTAATCATAAAATAGCGCGGTTTATTCCTTACGATGAAAGCCCAGGTGCTTTTAAAGCATCTAAAGATGCTGCAGCTATTGTTAATTACTGTATTTTTAAAAAGAATAAAGGCTGGGAACTACTTCAAAGCTGGATGAAATCCTCTTTGTTGTGGAAAAACAGCGTTATTCGCTGGGACTATGTCGAAGACTTTGATTATGTTATGGAAGAGTATGAATCAATTGATGAGGCAAAACTCGACGAGATCCTGGCAGATCCAAATTTAGAAATCGTTGGTGAGCTAACGCTCAGTAATGAATCAGAATCAATTGCTTATGTAGATGTAAGATTACGTAAGCGTATTAATAAAAGTAGAATTAAACTAGAACTGATTCCACCAGAAGCATTTAGAATTAGCAACGATGCAAAAGATATTGATGATGCTACTTTTGTTGGCATACAAACAGAAGTATCACGTTCAGAACTGCGTAAATATTACCCTGAATGGGCTGAAAACCTTACAGCAGATGAATGGGATCGTCTTGGTAATTATGCAAACTGGCTTGGGGCTGGTAAGTATAGTGAAGACGTAGCAGCAAGAAAAGAAATTACAGGACAGCGTTATTGGCAGGGTGCAGAAGAAAGAAGTCAATTCTTTACAGAAGCAAATCGCGAATTAACTCTTACTGAGTGTTGGATGCATGTTGACCGTGATGGTGATGGCATTGCAGAATTAAAACACTTTATTACTGTAGATAACTATATTCTCTACGAAGAAGACTGTGAAACAATTCCTCTTGCATCTATTGTACCAATTGATATTCCACATGAATTTTTCGGTTTATCAATGGCTGACTTTACTCGTAGCTCTACTCTTGCAGGTACAGCTATTCTTCGTGGGTTTGTAGAAAATACTTATTTAACTAATTATAGCCCAAAGCTAGCAGATCCAAATGTAGTTGATTTTAGTGCGCTTCAAAATATGAAGCCTAAACAAATTATTCCTACTAATGGTAATCCTACAGGAGCAGTACAAGCACTTGCCCCTGAAACAATTTCTTCAGGAACAGTGCCATTACTTGAATACTTGCAAGTTCATAAAGAACAAGCAACGGGTATGTCTAAAGCTGCACAAGGGCTAAACGATACGCTTTATGTTTCAGGTAATTCTGAGCAAAAGCTAAGTGCTGTTCAATCAGCAGCGCAAAAAAGAATCCAGCATATCGCGCGTAGATTTGCGGAAACTGGATTCAAGCGTCTAATTAGTGGCATTTATGAGTCTATGATTAGAAATATGAAAGGAAAACAAACTTATACACTAGACGGTGTATATGGTGTTGTTGATATGGATACCCTCCCTTCTAGAATGGATGTTGAAATATTATTAGACATTGGAGAAAATTCTAATGCTAATACTATTCAAAAGCTTTCGAAAGTAGGTGGGGAAATCCTTCCTGGATTAAATAATCAAGGTGCTGGTATGGTAATTAAACCAACTGCTCCAGCAATACTTGCTACTAAACTTATAGAAGCAATGAATCTAGATAGCACTGATTTTCTTGAAGATTATACTACGGATGAATTTAAAGAGAAAGCAGCAAAAGTACTTAATAAACAATCTGAAGATGCTCAAGCAAGAAAAGAAGTAGAACAACGTAAACTTATAGCAGATGCAGCACTTGCAGAAGCTAACGTTGGTTATACACAAGCTCAAAGTAAAAATACTATGGATGATAATGCAAGACAGCTTGCGGTATCTATTGATAGACATTTTCAAGAGTGGGCTGATCTTGCTGTTAAAGCAACTAAAGAAGGTGCTGAATTGCCAGAACATCCTGATTATGATCAAATTGTAATGTTAGCAAGAAAAATAATACAAGAAGGATAATTAATGGATAAATACCGTAAGACAGCCGAGGAGAGGCTGAGTAATAATAAGTCATATGGTAAACATAAAATACATCCAGAAGAATTAGCGCGAAGGGCTCATATAAAGGGTCACTTCGCTGCTAAAGAACGCGATGAATTTTTTGATGAAGTGTATGGCGAAGTTCTAGTAGACTATTTTATTGAATGGCTACGTACAGAACCACATGAAACAAAATCTCGTGAGTTTCTCTACGCTTCTGCAATGGCACTAGGTAGTGTTAAAGAGAAGATGATGAACTTTGAGATGTATGGGAAAAACATCCCACACCTAATGGAGGACGACGATGGCGAAACGGATAATTGATTACGCACAGTTAGTCAAAAACTATGAAACAATGATTGAAACATTAGAATATGACTCTATGCGTAGTGCAGGTAAGGCAAAGTTAAATGCAGATGCTTTGCATAATATGCTTGCATTAAAAGACCGTTATTCTAAACTAATTCCTACAAAACCTGAACCTGTAAAAACAGTCCCTAAGAAGGGAGGTAATGACTAATGGAACAAAATACCGAAGCAAGAACAGACTCTACCCAATTGGATGATTCTGCAGCAACGGATACAAGTCAAACTGAAGAGGCTTTGCTGGCTGACATTCTAAGGAATACTGAATTTCTAGATAATGAATCTCTACCCAATGAGCAAGTACCACAGTTAGACGCGGAAGAAACTAGCGAAGCAGACCCAGAATCGCTAGAAGAAGCCGATATTGAAGATGATGAAGAAGAAACTGAAGAAACAGAAGTAGAAGCGGAGGATGAGGATGATACGTCTACCCAAGAAGCCGATGTCTATACTGCTGAAGATTTGGATTTGGATGCGCAAGTTCTTGTCAAAATTGACGGAGAAGAAATTGCAGTTTCCTTTAGTGATCTTATCAAAGGTTACTCTACTGAACAACATCTTTCTAACGAGGGTCGAAAACTTGGTGATGCAAGAAAGCAGATGGAAGAAGAATATAATGCTAAAGCTGAAGAGCTTCAAGCAATGTCTCAAGCATCTGCTGCTGTACTGTATAACGCAGAGCAGCAATTCGCTAAGGAATACCATGAAATTGAAGCAGCAATTAACACTGCTCGTGAAGAAGGTGACACCTACGAAGTTAATGAACTTAAAGATAAACGTGAAATGGCTCAACAAAATTATTGGCAAGCTAGAAATCAACGTGAAACTTTGGTTCAACAAGTTGAAAAGCAAACTCAAGAACAAAGTGATAAAGCTTGGGAAGAACAAGTAAATTATTTTAATGAAGTAATTCCTACTATTATTCCTGACTTTAACGAAGAAACAGCAATGGCAATTCGTGAATTCGCTATTGAAGAAGGTATTGCACCTGAGATTCTTGACACTATTGCAGATCCTGTTATTGTCAAATTTGTTGATGATTATAGACGACTTAAACAAGGTGTTACTACTGGAGCAGCTAAAAGAAAAGCTACTACTGTTAAGAAATTACCTATTCGTAAAGCAAAAACTAAAACACAAAAAGAAGTTGATGCTAAAACACGTAATAGACAAAGAGTTCTTAGCGGAGAAGGTAGTGCTGACGAACAAATGGATTTCCTTAGAGGGCTTGCACAACGTTCATTAAATATATAAATACCTAGGAGGTATATAATATGTCTAGCACTCTTGGTGTGCGCGGTACTGGTGGACCAGCTGGCCCACAACGCGCTTCCGATGCAAATGTCTCACAACGTGAGGATCTTGCAAACTTTATCACGATGATTACTCGTGATGAAACCCCTTTTATGTCTTCAATTGGCAAAGCTAAAGCAACAGCTATTTATCACGAATGGCAAACAGATACCCTGGAAGCTCCAGGCTCATCTCGTATTGCTGAAGGTACAGATTACCTTGAGCCAGCTGCTGGCGGTAATACCGCAAGCCCAGCAGTAGGCAATAAATTTGCTGAAAGCGGTCCAAATCGGACTCGTCTTGGTAACTACACTCAGATCAACGGTAAAACAATTGCTGTATCAGGCACACGTCGTGCAGTTGATCAGGCTGGTGTAGCTGATGAATATGCTTATCAATTGAAAAAGCGTGGTACTGAACTTCGCCGTGACGTTGAGCATGATATGGTTCATTCAATGAACGTATCTGCTGCTATTGCTGCACAAGGCAATACTGCACGTTCAGCTGGTTCATATCAGTCATTTATTAACTCAGCAACTACTGTTGATTATGTTGGTGAATTCCAAGCTCCTTCAGATGCAACAACAGGTGCTGGCAACGATGCAGAAGGCACAGCAATTCCTCGTTCATCTATTGCTGGTTCAACCACTGCACCTGACCGTGATCCTTTGGCACTGACTAACATTGACAGTGTTATGCAAAAGATTTATGAGCAGGGCGGTAAGGCAACTAAAATTATGTTGTCTCCAAAGCTGCGCCGTGATTTCTCTGATCTGATGGTTGGTGATACAGGTGTACAGCGTAACATCGATGCTTCTGGCAAACTACGTCAGTCTGTTGACGTATACATGTCAGACTTTGGTGACATTATGGTTGTGCCTAACTACATTATGGGTCTGTCAAATAACTTTGCATTTACAGGTGACAACAATGTTGCTCACTCTGGTAATGGTGTAACTGACTTGGCTAACTTCTCAGCCTTGATCTATGATCCAATGTGGTTTGCTATGGCAACTCTGCGTCCTCTTGCAGAAGTTGATGTAGGTCAGAAAGGTGACTCTACTGTCGGTATGATGGTTGAAGAAGGCACCTTGGAAGTACGTAACCCACTTGGTTGTGGCGCTATTTACGGCCTCGAATAAAAGTTTAGGGGGAGTCTTCGGGCTTCCCCTTTTTTATCTACGGGAGATAAATATGTCAGAAAAATATCCAAAAGGACATGCTATGAATAATCCTGGAACAGGTACAAAAGCTGCACCAGGCTTAAAAGGGCTTCCAGGCGTTCTTCCTAAACCAAAGCCTAAGAAAAAACCAGTATATAATTACGGTGGCGGTAAAATAAAGATGTCACAATACTATGCAGGTGGTTGTAAAGTTTATACGGGGAGAGACTAATGGCAATAGGAGATCCTTCAGCTTATAATCGGCAAAAGAAAATAGATCAGATGCGAATGGGCAGAAGTAATAAAACCGCTGGTCCTCTACGTCAAGTTACTCAAGATGCACGGGGAAATACTACAATTAGGCAAAACCCTAAAGATATGCCTATGCCTACAGTATTACCTAAACCAATGGCAATAAGGCGAGAGCCTTTACCTTCACCTGATATGGATGCTATGCGTAGTCAAGGTGCAACTGTAACTCCACCTTCGGGTGTAATGCGTGATCGTGCAATGGCAATTCCTACTGCAGCAGATCAAAGGCAAGCACCATTAGCTAAACCAGCAGGTCCACCTTCTTATAATTCTTTTAGTGATTTTATGAAATCAATGGGGAAATAAATGAAAACATGTCCAGCATGTCCAACACCAGCAGCATGTAAAAAGGCTGGTAAATGTTTAAATGCAAAAGAAACCGCAACACCAAAAATGGATCCTGTTTATAAAAGCAGCGGCGGCACAGTATTTAAAGGTAGATAATTATAAAAATTAAATTAGGAGTACAGTAATATGCTAGTAATTCAACTAAGCAACGGG